GGCGGGCTGGTTTTTAAGGTTGAGCGCGTAGAGTTTGACCCCGCACTTTGGGCAACCATGCAAGCCGCGGGCGAGCGCTTTTTAGAGTTAGTAGATACAAACACCCCGCCCGGCTTAGAGGCGCTCGATGCCATGGCCTACGCCGAGGCTACGCCCCAAGCCACGGAGGAGTTTGCCGTTGCCGATGAGGCCCACGAGCGGGTGCTACGGCAATACCAAGAAACCAGCGCCGAGTTGCACTTTTTAGAGCAAAAGCGCGATGCCTTGGAGATGGTGTTAAAGGAGGCGATTGCCGAAAAGGCGGGGCTAACGGGCGAGGGGTGGACGGTGTATTGGCGCCAAGCCCGCCCAAGCACCGTTACCGATTGGCGAGCCTTAGCCGAGAGTTTGCAGGGCATTGCACCCGATACCTACGGCGAGGCCCTCGCGCGGTTTACCAAGGAGCGCGCGGGTAGCCGGCGGTTTATCGTGCGCGATGGGGGGCTTAATGATTAGCGGCTATGCGCCCAGGGGGGTACTCATTACCCTTACGCCCGATGAGTTGGCAAAGGCTAAGGCGGTAGGCGATGGGCGCAACGCTGCTAACCGAGGCGTAGCCGACAAGCCCTATTACGACCGCGATAAAATGGAGGACGATGAAACCGCCTCCTTTGCCGCCGCGGCGGGCGAGTGCGCGGTTGCCAAAGCCTTTGGGGTTGCATGGCATGCCGGGGTATGGCCAGCGGCCGAGCATTGGCGGCACGCCGAGGAGCCCGATTGCGGCGAGCGTATCGAGGTTAAGCGGGTACGTAAGCCCGATAACGGGCTAGTAGTGCGCGAAAAGGACGTTGCACTTAACAGGTTTGTAGTGTTAGCCTACCCGCTACCCGAGGAGGGTTTTCGGGTGGTTGACGTTATTGGCTGGATTGCTGCAACCGATGGCTGGGCCATTGGCGCAGATAGCGGCCGGGGCTATAAGCGGGTTGCCCAAAAACACCTGCACGCGGTACCAAGTTTGGAGGCACACAATGAGTAAGCACAGCGAGATTTTGGCGGCGTTATCGGCGCCGTTCCCGCCCGAGGTTATCCGGCACCGCCCAGGGGTAGGCGGGCGCGACCTTACCTGGGTTGATGCCCGCACCGTTGCGGCGCGGCTCGATGAGGTGCTAGGGGTAAACGCTTGGGATTTTGAGGTCGAAAAGGTCGGGGATACTAACGCCGTTAAGGGCACCCTGCACGTGCGGTTTGGCGACGGCACCGTTGCCATTAGGGCCGACTACGGCTACGAAACCGGCGGTAGCGGCGAGAGCCTTAAAGAAGCCGCGAGCGATGCATTGCGCCGTTGCGCAAGCCTTTTTGGGGTAGCCAGGTACCTTTATGCCAAGGAGAACCCGCCTACGGGGCGCGTTGCCGCCCCTACGGGCATTGTAGCGAGGGCACCCGAGCCTACGGCGGGGCACGATACGGTGGTTCTTAAAGCCGCTATGGAACTTTTCGGTGCGGATAGTTGCCCAGAGCACGGCCAGCCTTGGGTTAAAAAGCCGGGCGGCGTAAGCAAGGCAACGGGCAAGCCGTATAACCCCTTTTGGGCGTGCAGCGGCAAAACCGACGGCCAATGGTGCAAGCGTAAGCCCAGCATTGAGTGGGTAGCCAAGCAAACCGAGCCGATTAGTACCCAGGGCACCGACGACCTAGAAGCGTTGCCCTTTTAGTTATCGCTTGGGGGGCGGTGGCGGGTTACGCCGCCCCCCACCAATACCGGAGGAGGGTTTATGGGTTTATGGATTAAATGGGAAGTAAACGCGCATAAGGACGAGGCTATTAGCCAGATTAGCGACACCGCTTTTAGGGCTTTTATCGTTGCCATTGCCGAGGCCAAGCAGTTGCGCAACGGCGGGCAGTTTAAGAGCGTTGAGCACCTACGCCATTGCATCGGCGCGCGCCTCGGGCGGGCTATCCCGCAACTACTAGCAGCCGGGCTCCTTAGCAAAAGTGGCGAGGGCGCCGTGCTTATCTCGAACTACGCTCGATACCAGGTCGACCCGACGTCGAGCAAGCGCCAACGGGATTACCTAGCCAGATTGAGCACGAAAACCAAAGGGGTTGACGGTATAGAGCAGAGCAGAGAGAGAGCAGAAAAGAAACCCCCTACCCCCTTAGCGCTAGGCGAGATTTTGCGGAGGGCGCAGCAATGAGCGAGCACCTACGGCCAATAGCCTTTATGGGCAAAGCGGGTACGGGTAAAACCACCTTGGCGCAAATGCTTAGCGAGCATTACGGCTATGACCGGTTGAGCATTGCCGAGCCTATCCGCGAGGTGGCCCAAATGGCCTTTGGCAAGTTTGATAAGCAAACCAAGTACCCGCAACATACCTTGGGCTTGGCACGCCTCATTACCGGGCGGGAACTTTTGCAGGAGATTGGCGCAGCCCTACGGGAAATGGATAACCTTTTTTGGCTACGGGTATGGCGGCGCCGGGTTGAGTGCGAGCAGGTAGACGGCACTATCGGCCTTGGGGCTAACCGCCCCTGGGTAGTTGATGACGTGCGGCTCGATGCCGAGCGCAACTTTATTGCGGCATGGTACCCGCATACCCTTTTTGTACGGCTAGTACGGCCGCCCGAGGGGGCAACCGAGCCGTGGCAAAACGACATTACCGAGCGGCAAGCGGGCGAGTTGCCCGCCGAGTTAGTGCTTGATACCCAGGCGCTAACACCGTTAGAGTGCATAGCGGCGGTGCTCGAAGCCGCCAATAAGGAGGTAGCACATGAGTAGCCTTACCGACCTAGAAACTATGGCCGAAATGGTAGGTTTTCGGTATGCAAGTTTGGTAGTTGATACGGCAACCGGCAAGGTGCGGTTGCAATGCGAGGACCACGATGGCAACACCCTTACCGTTGAGGGCGAGAGCGTAGACGATGCCATGCTTAACATGATTGGCAAACTAGGCACCATGATTAACCAAGGCGAGGAGTAGCACGATGAGCGAGGAGGGGAAAGTTTGCATTGGTTGCCAAGAGGATTGGCCAGCCGACGCCGAGTTTTACCGCGATGGTAGCGCCGTATGCTTGGCGTGCGAGGCCGAGGGGGTAAAGGCCCCCAAAGCGCCAAAGGTTAAAACCCGCGGCTACCGCACGCCGGAAGCCGAGCGTATGCGCCAACAGGCAAAGTACCAGCGGCATAAGGAGGCGTACAAAGCACGTATGCGGGCTTCGCATGCGGCTAACCGCGATGCACGCAACGCTAAAAGGCGCGCGGCGTATGCCGCCGCAAAGGGGGTGTAAGGTGTTATTGGTAGGCGATTGTATCGAGCAAATGCGTACCCTCGACGCCGAGAGCGTCGACGCCGTGGTAACCGACCCGCCCTACGGGCTTACCTTTATGGGCAAGGAGTGGGATAACTACGGCACGCCGCTAGGCTTCCAGCAATGGACGGCACAATGGGCCGCCGAGGCGTACCGAGTGTTAAAGCCGGGCGGCTACCTGCTTGCCTTTGGCGGCACCCGCACCTACCACCGCCTAGCGGCGGGCGTTGAGGACGCCGGGTTTGAAATCCGCGATTGCCTACTATGGCTTTACGGCTCGGGCTTCCCCAAGAGCCTTGACGTTAGTAAGGCGATAGATAAGGCCGCGGGCGCCGAGCGCGTAAAACTAGGTCGTAATGCCAATAGCCGCGAAAAGTCCACCAAGGCCAATACGCTTTATGAAAGCGGCACCGTAGGCAAAACCGATTACTTAACCGCCCCTGCAACCGATGCAGCGCGCGAGTGGGAAGGCTGGGGTACGGCGTTAAAGCCAGCCGTTGAGCCTATCGTTATGGCGCGTAAGCCGCTTATTGGCACCGTTGCCGAAAACGTGCAGCGCTACGGTACGGGCGCCATAAACATTAACGCCAGTAGGATTGAGTACCTATCTGAGGAGGATAAAGGGGACCCTTATCGCTTCAAGACTGCGTGGAGCAGTGATGGGAGCAACGATGGCTGGAAAAGTGAGGCCCACAAATCGTACACGCCAGTTCCAGTTGGCAGCAATGGTGGCCGTTGGCCAGCCAACGTATTGCTCGATGAGGAGGCCGC